GAGTTAGAACAAGTCAAGGCTCAATTAGTTCTTGAACAAAAACTTTCAGTCGTTACTCCTGAGAAGCGCTCCTATGTAAAGAGAGTTCTTCAAGGAAAAGACGCGCAATTTATTACAGAAAACTTTGATTACACCATTTCACTTTTTGATCAAAAGGAAGAAGAAAGAGTAGAAGCTCTTAGAGAAGAAGCATCAGAAAGAACAGTAATCAGAGAGTCGGTTTCGGTACCTTCTTCAGAAGAAGAATTACTCGAAGAATCCACAACCGCAATTTCAACCCCTTTCCTCCCAGCTTACTTAAGTGAGCTCGGGAAGTACTAATTTAGTCGAAGTAACAAATTACTTGAGCATCCTGGACGTAAGTCCTTGAGGTCGAATAAAAAATAAGAAAGGAAAAGACAATCTTTATGCAAATCAAACCTACACAAGCATATATCGATAAGAGTCGTGCAGAAGCACTTCTTGAGAAATGGGCACCAGTGCTCAATTATTCTTCCAAGACAGTCGCTCCTCTCGAAGACAGTCACACCCGTTTAAACACAGCAATGCTTCTTGAGAACCAAGAATCATGGTGCTTAAATGAAGCAGGCAACGTTGCCGGCGGAACAGGTTCCCTATTCAATTATGGATCTGTTGATGTCGGTGGTACAGGTGGCAAATTCGGTAATACCGATAGCTACGCAGCTGGTGATGCCCGTCTTCCTAAGATTCTCATCCCAATGATTCGTCGTACATTCCCTGAGCTCATTTCTAATGAGATTGTTGGGGTTCAACCAATGAGTGGTCCTGTTGGACTTGCTTTCGCACTTCGTTATAAGTATGCAAATACTACACTCGGAACAGGCGGAGCAGACGGCGGAGTCGGTGGAGATTCCACCAATCACCCATATGCTAATGTTTCCTACGGTGCCGGACTGCCTGGTGCAAACGAAATCGGATATCAACATCTCGATACACGTTATACAGGTGCTTCTTCGGGTGCTCTCTCAGGTAATGCTGAGTGGTCATTCGCAGCTCAAGATCAAGGCGTTGCTGAAATCTTAAAGCAATTTGAAATCAATTCCAAGATTCCTACCGTTGAAGTCTCTTTCGAGAAGACAGCAGTAGAAGCTGGAACACGCCGCTTAGGTGCACGTTGGTCCGTTGAACTTGAACAAGATCTTAAGAACATGAACGGCATCGATATCGACGCTGAGATCACAAATGCTATGGCATATGAGATCCAAGCAGAAATCGATCGTGAAATGATCATTCGCATGATCCAAACCGCACTCAATGGTGGACAAGGAGCTGGATATTCTATCTGGAGCCCAATTTCCGCTGATGGTCGTTGGTTAGTTGAGCGCAATCGTGATTTCTATCAACGTTTGATCGTTGAAGCAAATCGTATTGCTGTTCGTAACCGTCGTGGTGCTGCTAACTTCGTTGTAGCTACACCTCGCGTATGTGCAATCCTTGAAATGCTTCCTGAATTCCAGTGGGCACCAGTTCAAGGTTCTGTAAATACACAACCAGTCGGAGTTGCCAAAGTTGGTAATCTCGGCGGTCGTTTCAATGTATATCGTGATACCCGTACAGAAGTACAAAATAGTGCTCAATACGGTTCACAAGGCTATAGTGGACAAACAAGTGGCGTTGAATATGCTCTCCTTGGATACAAGGGACCAGAATTCTACGACACCGGTATTATCTATTGCCCATACATCCCAGTTATGGTTCAGAGAACAATTGGTCCTAATGATTTTGCACCTCGCGTTGGATTGCTCACACGTTACGGCGTTGTTGACAATATCTTCGGTGCTAATCTCTATTACCACATTATTCTTGTCAAGAATTTGGGAGAAGCATTTACCCCAGGCGCAAACAGCGTATACTTCTAAGAAGTATTGTAAAGCTAAAACCTTTAAGATCCGGTTCGAAGAGCCGGATCTTTTTTTCGTTAAAGGATAAATAATCTCATGGCAACTCAAACAGATTCCATTGTATTCGTATCAACTAGACCAGAAAGTTCTGTATACGGAGGTTCTAATAATTTAAAGTTAGGTTCACAAGTAGCTACTATTAGTGGTAAGAAAATTGTTGGTGTAGCTTATAATCTCATTACCAATACCCAATCAGCTTCATCAGTTGTTAAACTAGGAACTGGTGCACTAGAATTATCAGCTGGTAGTGCATATGATGGCCAAACACTTTATGTCTATTGTGAAGATCGTACAGCAATTCCGTTTGTTTTAGATATCGGAACTGAAGTACAAACCTTAACAGCAGCTTTCGTATCTCTTTGGACACCTAATGAAGTTCGTCTACGTAGACAAGAGATAATCTAATTACAATTTAC